CGAATTGCGCGTGAATGATATCAAGCGGGATGGTGTCGGGATTGATTGGCCAGTCGTCAACCAAGTCGTTGACAAGGCGAGGCCAAGCAAGCGCCTGATACTGATATTGCTGCATTCCGATAAATGAGTATTTGCGGTCGAGATAGTTTGCCGCCTTGCGGAGGTTAATTTCGTTTGGTCCGTCTGTCACTTCAAGCGTAAAGCCCTGAGCCGTTGCATAGGCTTCGTAAGCCGCAAGCGTGCCGTAGCTGTCGGATGCGGTGCCGCCAATCGTGGTATCAAGTGCCATGTGCATCCCCTGTGAATAGCAGTAAAGGGGCGAGCCGTAGCCCGCCCCGAATACTAGATTTAGCCGAGCAAGGTAGCAATAGCGCGCGGGTTCCAAGCCTTCACGCCATAGATGGCGGTAATATCAACCATAGCCTTCTTGTAGCCGCCATATACTTCAACAGTAAACGCAAGGCCCGAAACGGGGTCTTGAATAATCATCTGCTCTTGAGCCGCAGACGCCAATGGGGATGCCATTGGACGAATCGCCAGCTCGATAGCACTGCGGTGCAAGCCGATGTTGGCGGTATAGGTGTCGCCGACAGTGATAGCCGCGTTATTAGCAGCAGCCGCGCGCAGGCCAGGGCTTGCGATTTCGACAGTACCAGACGCGCCGGTCAAGGTGACGCCGCCGACGACGACATACTTATTCGCATCGCCCGCAATCGTGATGACGTCGCCAGCTTTGAAACCAGACGCGCCGGGGGTGGACGTGTCGAAGACGATAGACGTTGCCCCGATTGCCAGCGCACCATTCACAAGCGCGCTCGCTGCGGTGCCTTTGGTGTGCGCCTGGACGCCGCTGGACTCCTTAAACATGAAGCCTTGCAGATCCAGCAAAGTTCCTTGGCGCAGCAGGTCGCTTCCGCCGGACTCGTTCACCTTCTGAAGCTGAGCAAGGTTGCGCAGCTTTGTGCCGGCGGACGAGTTGACGATGAGCGACAACTGGCCGTCATTGACGGGCATGTCATTGTCCATGATGATTTGACGCGCTTCCGCGACAGTATCAAAGTTGGTGGCAAATGGCGTAGTGCCTGCGGTGCCGACCGCGCGGGTTGAGTTGGTGTATGCCTCAACGGCCACAGCCGCCTCGATAGTGCGGACCATGCCCTCCATCTTGCGCGTAATCAACTGCCCGTAAACGGTTTGGAATCCAGAGCTTTGGTTGAGGTAAAGCTGGTCTTCGCCGGTAAACGGGATTTGCGCGTTCACCTCTTTGTCGAGGGTCATAGTGTCAACGCCGACCGTGTTGTCATCGCCTTCGGGGATGGTCATCGACGGGGTAACACTTGTGTTAATAGTGCCCTCTACGGTTGTAAAAGAGCGCACAGTGGTATTCTGCGCAGCGGCTTCAGAGCCGGCGTTGACTGTGACCGAGGGGATAAACCCGACGGCAGAGCGGCCCGCGATTTCGGCAGCTTTGTAGAGGTCGGCTGCGAGGGATGTCAGAACGTTTGCCATTGTTTAGGCTCCTAGTTTGCGGGCTAGTCTTCGACTGTGCCGCCTGATTTTGAATGCGCCGCGCGGTCAGGGTGGGACATGAGATCCCAAGCTGAGCGTTTGACCGTTGGTTTGTCAGGCGTCCCGCCTTGTGATCCGGCTGGCTTCCCGCCGCCGCCCTTGCCTGCATCGCGCACCGCGTATGATTTGGATGCAGCAAGTTCCTTCGCCAGATCGGCTAGGGTCGCTCCGTGGTCGGCACCGTTGCCAATCATCGGCTTTCCGTCGGGCGTCATGACTTGCGCCGTGCCGTCCTCTGTAAACTTGAGACGCCCCATCGCGCTTGATGCGATGTCGTCAATGGATTCTGCAATGAAGCCAGCCTTCGCCAGCTCTGCTTTGAGGTCAGACGATGCGCCGCGCTGCATCATTTTAGTAATGCGCGCGTCCTTCGCCGTGTTCTGCGTGTCGTGGTCGGCCTTCATGGCGTCCAGCTTGGCTTGAGCGTCTTCGCTGCCCTTGCCGGTGCCCTTGGCCTTTTCGGTCAGGTCCGCAATCTTGGCGTCCATATCTGCCGGGGTGCCGTACTTGGCCCACTGAGCCGCATTGCCGCGCTCCTTGGATAAGGCCGTCTTAAGCCCGCTCACGTCCTCCGGTGCAGCAAGTGCGCCAAGGTCCAGAGAACCCTCTGAGACGTGGCCCTGTAGCCATGCTGGGAGGGTGGTTGCGTCGGTTACTTCAATTTTCATAACGGCCCCCCAATTCGCGCTTAATATTTGTAGCGTCCAACATGCCCTGCTCCGTGGCCAAGAGCATGTTGCACAACTCAAGCCACTCATCCGGCATCACTTCCAAATCAGTCTTGTTGAAGTGCTTCAGAATGATTTTTCGGACCATTTTGAACGCGTCATATGCGTTATTGGCTTCAGGTTGGTTGATTTTCATGGTTCAGCTTCCCGCTGTTAAACGCGCAGGCATCCCGCCAACGCAAAAAGCCCCGCCGAGGCGAGGTTGTTTGGTTCGATTGTTGTTCGTGTGTTAGGTTATTGTAACTTTGCCGCACCGGCAGATATTGCGCTCAATGCCTCCAAACGCCGGGTCGTATGCAATCGTAAACTTTTTAGCAATCTTGTGCCCGAAAACATAGCAAACAAATCGCATCATTGAAATAGCCTCCCGCAAGTCACAGGTATTCAAGCGAAGAAATACACGACTTTCGCGCCGAACGCAAGGGAGGATTGTTGCATTTGCAACTTACAATCGGGCGCGCAGTTCCTCTAACGATAGCTCGCGCCCGTTTGCGTCCATCAAGTCGCGGAATGATATCTTGCCATCGCGCCATAGCTTTGCGCGCCCCACGCCAAGGTTTTCGTCTTGCTGTTTTTCAGTTTTTCCCGACAGCCACTTTTCAAATGAGGTGTCCTGCGGTATCTGCCCGTCCAGGCTCGCTTGCGTGGAAAGCGGCACCTCGTCAATGTCCAGCCCCAGTTCGCGGAATGTCTTGAGCACGGGCGTTGATGTCGACCGGCAACCCCAGTGCAGATTCCCCGGTCCGCCTTCCCAAGGCAACGTGTGGTCAATAGGCTCGTGCGTCCCAACCGTATACGTCAGCCCGTCGCGCGCCGAACACAAGACCGTCGTGCGCAGGTCAATCGTGCTTACCCACTGCTCAGCTTTAATGATGTCGTCATTTTCGTTATAGACCGCTTGCCGTGATGCTTGCGAAACTGCCTGCGTTGCCGACCGGACAAGGCTGTCAGCGTGCGCGCGCGTGACCTTCATAAAGCCCTCAACCACCTCGCCGCCTTGCTTGCCGCCCCTTATGCGCCGGATTAGCTGTGCGCTTGTCTCGCCCTGAGCAATGCCAAGCTGCATGTTGTCTTGGAACCTCTTGAGCGTGTCGCCAGCTTGCCGTGACAGCCATTCCGATACCGGAGCGCCCTGCACTAGCAAGTCGCTCGTGATAGCCACTAGCTGCCCGCGTGTTAGCTCTGTAGTGATAAGCTGGACGCCCGCGCCCTGGTTGATAGCCGAGACGGCAAACCGCGCCTCCATATCCGCAATCTCGCGCAGCTCATTCGCCAAGCGCTTGCCCTCAGTGCGATATGCTGCCGTGATAGTGGCCCGGACCTGCTTTAACAGCTTTTCCAGCCGCGCCGCCCGTCGTGATATGCTGCCGATGCCCGTCGGGTCCACACGCGCAAGCTGCGCCACGATATCGCCCTCAAGCGTTTTCAGGAACCGCGATGCGTCACGCGCCTGACCCGCCGCCAGCCTTTGCAGGTCCAGCGCGCGGGTCGTCATGCGGTCAAGGATTTTATCGTTTGCGCTTGTCATTGGTGTTACTCACTTGCCAACAGGTCATCTGCTGTGTGACCTGCTCGCATACTAATGCGCACGCCGCTTTCGATTCCACAAGCCAAGGCTTGCAATCCAATACTGCGCCGCCATGTCGCGCTATAGCCTTCCCTGTTTGGGGTGAATGGTGCGCCACTGTAAAACCCAAAGACTAGTTTGTTTTCATGGGCCGACTTGAGGGCGTCAACTTCTGAAACTGTGTATGCTCGTTTACTCATGGTCATTCTCCCTTTGGTTCCGTCCGACCCTACGCCGCACGCCGCGGTTTAGCAAGCGCGCATGAGCTATTCAGTATATCCGAGGACGCCAGTCACTGCACCAACAACAGAGTCCGCCGTCGTGTCACCGTTCGCAACGCCCAGCGTCATTGCATACGCCAGCCCTAGGCTAAAGCTCAGCCCGTTTGGCAGCGTGAACGGACTTGGGTTGTTGGGGGACATAGTTATGGTCAAGACCGGCGTGTCACTGCCGACCGTTGGCGCTGACGCTTTGTCGTACAGCTTGAAATACCGCAGCGTTGCAACGCCGTTCACAAGGCTAATCGTGCGCAATTTTGTCGGCCCCGTCGTAACGGATGTTGCGTTGGTCGTCGCTGCGGTAATGACCTGCGCGTATGTTTCGGCGGGGCTGTCTGCGAGGTTAACTGTGCCAATAACTTTAGTCGTCTCGGCCTGCAATGCAA